GAAAGTTATCGGTTACATCATGCCCTCTCCAAGAAATTTGACACTGATTAATCTTGGTAAATATGACTGGCAGGCTTATGTACAAATTCGCTGCCATGTTGTGTATTTTTTACTTGCCAAACACAACTTGTTCTAGATGATAACGTAAATATCATTAAACAGGGTAGTTTTCAGCATTTTATGCATCTGCTTAATGATTTTGAGATCATTGAGGATCTTTTCACTGAAGAACAATTGAAGGAGCAGATCGAACAGGGTCTATTTAAGTATAGACGTGAAAGCTACATCTTACGCAATTTACAAATGCAGGCTATTGATTATCCAAAAACATTCATTAAGCCTCAGATACCTAAAAACCTGAAATTCCAGAAACCTAGGTACTTGTGCTATTTGAAGAACAATATAGATTATCACAGGACAAAGTATGTGGATAATGCTATGAATTTAAATGCAAGAAGAGTTAAGGACACTCTGTTAAGCAAAGTGAAAATCAACAAGTCAATAGGGGACAATAAGAAACTGCTAAATCAATACTGTGTAGACAGGGCCTTTATATCTGAGAATGAAGCCGCATATGAGGAATGTAAAAAATTAGTCAGGGATTTATATGATGATCGAACCAATAAGGAAGATTCAATTAACATGACATACAAATCAAATAAAGAAGCATTAGAACAATCTGAGGACTGGGTAACACTGGTGGAAGGCTTGTATAAAAACAAACAATATGATCTATTGCTTCTAAAGCTAGAGATAGCACAAGCAGCTGACGTAATTATTGGTGACTATGACTACCGAATAATCAGTTCTGCCCTGGTCAATGCTGAATGCTCAGAAGCTTTTATTTTTAACTACTTTTTCAAAGCTGTGGCAAAAGTGATTGCAGAGAGATCACTCGTCGTCCCCCAATATAAGTACATAGAAGATGAAAATGGAGATATTGAATATTTGCATAAGAGATACACCAGATTAGAGCGCGAACATAAATGCAGTAACATTGAGGTATTACACAACAAGACTAGAGAGGAATTAAAGAAAAAAATCATAAAGCAGAGCGATAAATTTACAGCTGAGGTGAGGATAAACTTTAGCCAGAGTAAGAAATTCAACCAGGATAATCTCAATGAAATAGAGGGGCAAAAAATTGAAATTAGAACTCAGATTCATGAAAACAAGCTTCAGCCTGTTTTGTATCTAAAAGACGACTATATAGGATTCATCTATAGCGAAAATGGTTATAGAATTGATGATTACCGAACTATATTGGATTTTGAAAATCGTGAAGTAGAAGTAAGCCGAATCCTGGTAAAGCCAACCTATGCGACATTAAATATTGCGTGTTAATGGCTTAATCGGCAACCTAACGGTTGCCGTAGTTGCGGCACAGGAGAAGATATAAGAATATGATCTCCTGTTTAGATTTTGTTGCAGGAGGTAAAAAATGACAGAAAAGCAGGCTAAATTGGTTTTCAATCCAGCTATTGCCCGACACCTATTAAAGCTTGGATTTACAATTATTGATATAAAAGCTCATAAAGAAAATAAATCTAAATCAGTGTTTGTATTTTCCAATGAACCTGGGCTTGAAGATGAATTCAACAAATACAATATCAAATAATTAGGTATTAAAAAAATAGCATGAAATGAGGAAATAGTTATTGGATATTATAAAAGATAGGGTACGCATAATCAATTTAATGATGGGTTATTTAAGTAATGAGCATAGGGAAAATATTAGTCAGCAAGCATTTGTCGATATTGCTAATGTCTTTCTTGATCTAATTGATGGATATATAAAACAATTTAACAATTATATTGAATCAAAGGAAAATGATAGTAAAGTTAAATGGGTATGTGATGCACCCCCAGGGCATGGGAAGACAACAGTACTAGTATGCTTATTGAAATGGCTGGTATCAGAGCATAGAGAAAAAGCGAGGATACCCATTTTACTAGTTATTCGAGAAAATAAAATGGCTGACGAAATATTTAATGAATTAAAGGAGTTCAATCCAAAATGCATTATCAGGATTGATAGTAGTAATAAAGAGGAAATTGAGAAGTATGTACAATATTACCAGATCGTTATTGTTACTCATTCTCGCTTAGATAATTTGGCTCTAGGATATGGAAATAAAAAAACATACAAAATATGGGATCAATATCCCATGTGGGATTCAGTAAGTATCGATGATATTCTCACTCCAGAGAATCATATTTGTAGTCGTCATAGACTACTTGTTATAGATGAAAAACCAAGTTTTGTTAATTCTTCTATATTTGACATAGTTAAAGATAATAATGCTTTAGATTGGTTTGAGGATTTGTCTGAGGTGCTTGAATTAAATATATACATGGCGCAGTCTATCAAATCGCAAATTATAATTCTGGTAGCTGATCAGTTATCAGAAAATTTGCTGGATATTACAACAGCACTAATTCCTGAAGATGAAAGAAAGAATAGCAGAAATAGAAATCTCCTCAAAATGATTAAGACTATGAAAAACACAAAAGCTAATATGGCTAAAATTGGATCATTAAAAACATTAAAGCATTTAGAGAAATTGCTTGTTAAGGATGGTATAGGTAGAATTGATGATTATGAAATTAGGGGTAATACTGGACGGAAAATAATGGTTGCAGAGCGAATAGAATATGGGAAGTTGGGTCTAAATTTACTTGTTCTTGATGGAACTGCTAATGTTACTCAACAGGAATATGTTGGCTTTAGTTTCAAATCAGTAGCTAATCTTAATAATTATTCCAGACTATTTATGTGTCAAGATGTAATAAATACTTCAAAATATAGCAGAAGTAAAAAGGGTAACACGACTCAGATTGCGATCAGTGAGCGGATTAATGAACTAAGAGAAAAACACGACGATTTATTTGTGCTTCCCATGAAATCAGATATACAGACTTATATTTCACTAGGTGCTATTGAGGATGATCACAGGGAATATTTTGAACAAAAAGCAGCAGATAATTCAAAGCCAATCAACCTATTAAATACAATAGGTAAAAACCATTTTAAGGATATAACATCTTTATATTTAACAAGTCTGCCAAGAATGAATGCCGATTATTATAAACTTATTGCAATTAGCCTGTATGGAAACGATGTATCTTTAAAAGTTAATGATGATGATGATAGTTTCAAATGGTTTGCTGATGACCGATTAAATTTAATCTACAAGAGCGAGCTTTATGCAGAAGTAATACAAATAATTCACAGAACTGCATTGAGGAAAATAACAGAGGATAAACCGATACATATATATATTGCATTTGATGATGCGAAAGATTGGTTAGAACTTGTTCAGCCAATTTTCTGGGAAATCAATAATTGGTATGCTGATGAAAAAATACAGTATAGCTATCAATATGTAAGTGATGAAGCACTATGGGGACGTGGTGATGCGATTCGTATTTTTGCTGAGGAGATTCATAAATGGATTAGTAACAACGTCACGTTTTTTAATTCTTTGCCTAAGCCAATATCGGAGATTGATAAAAGTAGTGGAGGAGTGGGAGAAAGGTTTAGAAATTGGCTAAAAAAACATTGGAACGCTCAACAGGAAATGATTAATAAAATCTTTAATGAGTATGGCTACATGATATATGAACAAAAAGACAGATATAGTGGAAAAACAAAATATATTAGATCAATAACCAAAAAAAGTAAACTGAAAAGAAAATTTTCCTCTCATATAGCTTCTTAAAGTGGGCAAAAATTACCAATATCCATTACTAAGGGAAAACAGTAAAAAATGCCCCTTTAGAGAACTGGACAGCGTATTATTTATGTAGCAAACAAAGCGTTAGCGAAGTTTGCTGCGGAAATTATAAGCTGTGAGGGGTTTGTAAGGGGGCACAGGGCTACTGTGGCTCCCTTGCGCAATTATAATGAATATTTGACTGGTTCTACTTTCTTCTCATATAGGGGTAAGTTGCACCAGTTAATTTCATTTAGGGGAGCAAATATTAATAATCGTAAATGAATGAAGGAGAAAAAGAATTTGACTATTAAACAATCAAGGATTAAAGAAGCTAGACAAGTAAATCTAGTTGATTATTGTGAACACAATGGATTCGAAATGAAACACGAAGGAGACGGCAATTACAGAATAACGGATTATCCTGGTTTAATTATTAAAGAAAATTATTTTACACAGTTTGGCACTGATGTAAGCGGGAACGCTATTGATTTCTGCACACGTGTGCTGGATATGGATTTCAGGTCTGCTATTGACGATTTATTATCTTATCAGAGTGCAGAAGATAACTAGATTAGTGGTGGCAGTTGATAATTATAGCCCTGCCATAAAATAAATACTAATGTCGCAAGGACTGCTTATTCAATAAAAGGATAGGTAGTTTTTTTATGTCTTATTAAAATAAAAAAATTATGGAGGATGAAATACAGTATGGAAAGTAATAAGAAATTAACCCAGATTAAAAGCTTTGTTAAGGGCAAAGTATATGAGTTCATGTATGTAGTAGACGAGGAAATATTGAACAATATAGATTTATCGAATGTTATTATTCATCTGGACAACTATAGCTATGACAATTATGGTTGCAAGCTGTTTTCTATGAAACTGAAACCAACGATGAATCTTGACTTTGAAACTTTAGAAAATGAATTGACGGATATATGCATTGCCAATAAATTGGGATTATATGTAACCGCAGAAGAAGATGATGGTGAAAGTGAAATATTATTTTTCAACAAAGCATTAAATAATCATATTAAATCATATCAACTTATGCTTAGGGACGAACGTGAATATATAGGACGCAATATTAAGCAACTGCTGCAAAGCGACAGTCTACTGGTAAAAAACAATATATCAAAATTGATAACTTTAACAAATTTAAGTAACGCTATTTATATGGAGCTAAAAGCTAGTAGGTTTATTGATGAAGAAGATGCAACAAAGAGTATTACGATTAGCGGTATGGTGGAAAAAATTGGCAATAATACTCTAACAATAAAAAGTATTGATTTTGCTTCGATATTGCAATCAATTGATATTTGCGACGATTGGGAAATAGTAACAATTGAACACAGGGGTAAAGACATGTCACCAGAGGTAGAACTTAGTATAGTCTGCGAACAGTAAAAATTAACCATTAGATATATAAGGGGTGTCAAATTTACGGCACTCCTTTAATTTAATTGATTGCGTTAACTGTCTATTCAGATTTCTATAGGCAGTTTTTCTTATTAATGAATGAAATATATGCACAAGAATATGAGGAGGATTAATATATTGAGCGAAGTAAATATTGTAAGGCCATTAGAAGTAATTGAAGCGGAGATAAATTTTTATAAACAGCAGACAGCGATCGGCATTATCGAAATTGGTAAAAGATTGATTGAAGCAAAAGCACAATTGAAACACGGTCAGTGGGGTAAGTGGTTAGAAGAAAAAATTGATTTTAGTCAAAGCTCAGCTAATCAGTTTATGAGAGTGGCCAGGGAGTTTTCAAATTCTGAATCGGTTAAGAATTTGGGAACCAAAAAGCTATTCTTACTTCTTGATGTACCGTCAGATAAACGTGAAGGATTTATTGGAAACAACAATATAGAAGAAATGAGCACACGGCAGCTTCAGGAAAATATTAATAACTTGCAAGACAAACCATTAGAAATTGGTGAGACGGGCATAATTGACATTGAAGTTGAGAAGTTTAAAACATTTCCTTTACATAGCCAGTATTTTCCGAACATGGCTGGAGATGAATGGATTAGATTTATATCCTCAGTTCAGGAGTGTGGAGTAATTGAACCGATTATTATAAGTCAAGATTATGTGATTATTTCAGGACATGAAAGAGTTCGAGCTTGTAAAGATTTGAACATAAAAACGATTCCATGCATGGTGAAGAAATATATTGATAATGAAAAAGGCACTAAGCAAGATAATATGCTGCGTGATTGTTTAACAGCGAATTTAAAATTTCATTCAGATGATTTTGGCATAGCGATAAATGCACTAAAAGAGCATGGATGGTTATAAGCGAATATTGGATAAATTAAATTATTATTGGGAGTGGCTTATTGCTACTCCTTTTTGTTTTGAAAGGATATTACTATGGAATTTAGGAAAATAAAAATAGATAGTTTGAAAAATGCCGAATATAACCCCAGAGTTAATTTGAAGCCTGGGGATAGGGAATTCGAGAAGATCAAGAACAGCATCACTGAATTCGGCTAGACAAAGAGGATGCTCTGGAAGCCCTGGAGTGGTGATAAATCCCTGCTTCAATCGATGTGCACCTTTCCCGATGGGAGGGGTGCTTCTATTTGTGCAAATTGCCCTGCTAGCAAAGGGTGTGGAAATTTTTTTAATAATTAATTTTGGGAACTTTGATTTTCCATAGAGAGGAGGTGCAAATGAGCATTGCAGAAGAACAAAAACCAGACCATCACCAAGAAAACCTCCTGCTAAAGCAATACCTAGACAAATATTTCTCCCCAACCAAGATAGAAAATTTGGTCGGGGAGTTTTCATTTTCAGAGCTACGCAGACTTCTTGGTGAGATGGATATAGAATACTTTGCTCTGTGTTACTTCCCGAAATACTTTGATCGAGAATTTGGCAGTTTTCACAGAGAATTATTTAAAGAACTGAAATATATGCTGGACAACAAAGGGTTGATTGAGGCTTTTGGATTACCTAGAGAACACGGCAAAAGCACGATCAACTCTTTTCTATTCCCACTATATTCAACACTTTATGAAAAATCGCAATTCACGCTGATTATATCGGCAACAGAGCAGATTGCCCTTCCTTTCCTTGATATGATAAAGGACGAGCTTGAAACCAATCAGTTACTAATAGAAGATTTCGGTATCTATAAGGGCAGCCGTTGGAACAATAATGAAATCTGGATTAGAAGTAGGGGTGGTATAGATGCCTGCATCATGATTCGTGGGATTGATGGTTCTTTAAGAGGTATCCACTTCAAACAGCATAGACCGCAGCTTGTTCTATTGGATGATCTTCTAAAGGATGATACAGCAAAATCAGAAGCCAAGAGAGAACAAGTGAAGTCCATTTTTACAGATGTTGTAATTCCAATTGGTACTAGGGACACCAATATTCTGGTTGTAGGAACTATCTTAAATGAAGAAGATCTTATGGCTGATTTGCTAAGGGGCAAAATCCCAGGGGTACGCAGTATAAAAAAGGCATCAATTATTAAATGGTCAGAGAGAGCAGATTTATGGGCAGATTGGGAAACACAATATAATTGTCTGCAGGACTTGGATAGAATCGAAACTGCCAAGTCCTATTTTTATGCCAATAAAGTTGAGATGCTAGAAGATACAGAAATACTATGGACTGAGTATCTGGATTACTATTATCTAATGTGCAAGAAGCAGGCTATGGGCGATAAATCATTTTACAAAGAAATGCAAAACGATCCTCGTAGTAGTGATGATTATATATTTCAGACCCTATCCTTCTGGGATAGACTGCCTGATTATGAGGAGCTTGAAATTGCGATGTATATTGACCCGGCAATAAAAGCAGGAAAGAGACATGACTATTCAGCTATCACAATTATTGGTCAACATAAGAAAACCAATCAGATGTATGTCGTTGATGGCAGTATACATAAACTCCTGCCTGATGATTTATTTCAGGTAGCAATTCAAAAGTTGCAAATATTTCCTGTTGATAAGATAGGTTTTGAAGCAACCCAGGCACAGAGCTATATGAAGCAGAAGTTTGAAGAAGAACTATGGAAAAATAAAATCTACGTGCCTATTGACGAAGTGGCAGCCAGAGGTCAAAAGCATGAAAGGATTATTACTTTAAAGCCAGATGTAAAGAAGGGACATATCTTATTCTGTCCTTCCAATATAGGTTATAATAACCAAGTGAAGGATTATAACAAAGGGGCAAAACATGATGATGCTCCAGATAGCTTGTATGGTGCTGTGCAATTAGTGCAGGGGGTACAGAGAATTAGGTTCTTTGATAGGAGTTTGCTATTTTGAGGTTAGTTGCACATTTGTAGGATAATGTTCATCAACAAGTCTATCAGAACTGGCATCGGAGGTAATAATGAATAAAAAAATACTATTAACAATTATCACAGTCTTTCTCCTTATTACAGGTTGCGGGAAAATTAACTCAACTAATAGCCTGCAACAAAATGGGCAGTCGTCCTTGGCAACCTCCACAGAAAATAGCACAACGACAAAATCTCCAGGGAAGAGTACGCCTACAACAACTACTACAACAGGTAATGCAATTGACTATAAGGAATATCTTAAAAAGACTTGGATTAGAAATGCGGATACCAATTTTCCTAATGACGGTGGCTTATCTATTTTAATTTCGAAGATTGAGGATGGGAAAATTCAAGGAAAGCTCAGCGCAGTGGGCTATAGCCCTGGTTACAATATGGATAGTGCAGAATTTGAAGGAACCGTTAATAATGATACTGCGGAATGCCAGCTTGTTAATGATTCGAGGGGAAATAAGGGAACTGTTAAATTTTTATTTGAACCTAATGGTACTCTTGAGGCAACGATTACAATTATCAAGAAATCGGGAGATACAGTCATGAGTCTTCCTGAAGGGACGTTTGAATTTACTCCGTATAATCTCAAAAATATAAAGGGCTTTACCCTTATTGAAAATCAAACTTTTATGGTGGATTTAAATTCATGGGGCAATGTTAAATTCGTATCAGGGAAACTTACAGCGGGTAACCATATACCTGTAGTATTTTATTTAACTAATAAAGATGGAGATATTCTTTATAATTTCAATGCAACTCTCCCCTATAGCGTGGATGTTAAAGCTGTTTCATTTGAAGATGTGAACAAGGACGGACTGAAAGATATTATCATTATTGTTGCTGATAATTATAATGGATCTTCTGGAGGACCTATAGCTACGGTTTACTTGCAAAACGCTGATGGGTCGTTCACAAATAACCATAAGCTGGATCAAGAAATCAACGATTCTGAAAATAATAAAGATGTAGGCAGCGTAAAGAATTATCTTTCAAGTAAATTCTAATCGTCTTTTTTGTAAAGAATATGCAACGGGGTTTTATGAGATGGGACAAAGTTAGTTGCGGAATCTTCTGATATAGCGCAGCAATTTTCACGCCTGTACGAAAACAGTATGGGCTATTTTTATGCCCATTTTTAGAAAGGAAGTGATACCTTGGAAATAAACGAAACCTTGATAAACCAATGCTTAGCGGAGCTAAACCATAACTACAGCACCAAGCAGAAATATAAAGATTATTACGAAGGAAACCACAGCATCCTCAAAAACTACGATATGCAGGACAGTAGAAGCAATAGAAAGCTTATTTTCAACTTCCCCCGTAAGTTCATAGACAATGAAACAGGCTACCTTCTGGGCAAGCCTGTTAATTTTATATCCAAATCTGATGACAAGCACATTATTGATATCATCGACAAAAACACCAGCCATTGGGACAAGGAGCATAATATTAATCTCCGTAAACAAAGCGAAATCTATGGGGAGAGCTATGAGCTAAATTATATCAATACTGAAGGAGAGTTCTGTGCAACAGTCCTGACTCCGCTAGAATGTTATGTTTTGAAGATGGTACTGCTGAAAGGAATACTCTGCTGGCAATTCATAAATTCAAGAAAAGGTTCGATGATACGGCATATCTCGATGTATATACTGACGCTGAAATCCTTCACTATAAAATAATGGGTGGAGAACTTGAACTGATAGGAAGCCACAGTCATATCTTCGGCAGAGTACCCGTAACTGTCTGTCCTGCTAATAATGAACGTAAAAGCGGATTCGAAGATGTAATCAGCCTGTTTGATGCATATAACGCCTTAAATTCAGATTTAGTTAATGAAATTGCTGACCATAGAAATGCCTATTTGATAATTGAAAATGCCAAGATTGAAGAAGAGGACTTACTCAAAATGAAATCTATGGGCATTATCCAGGTGCCAAAGGGTGGAGCCGTAAAATGGCTAACCAAAGATATCAATGATTCCTTCGTGAAAAATGAGCTTGATAACATTGAACGTAAAATCTATGACATGATGGATCAGGTGAATTTCAATGAAAACTGGGCAAGCAATACCTCATCCTTAGCACTTCGCAATAAACTGCTCAATCTTGAAAATAGAGTAGCAATGCGAGAAGCCTTTATGGAAAAGGTGATCAAGGAAAGGCTGAGAAATTTATTTATCTTTATTGCCAAGAAAGAAGGCAAGGTCTTTGACTATAGAGATGTGGCAGTTAAGTTTACTAGAAATCTACCTACCGACCTGGTTGGTTTGGCCGATGTAATAGTGAAACTCAAGGATATATGCTCCCAGGAAACACTACTTACACTCCTGCCGTTTGTACAAAATCCAAAGGTCGAACTGGATAAATTCCACTCTGAACAACAGATAAATATACCCTCACCAGATAGCAATTCTACAATCCAGAACCAAGTGATTATCTAACAGCAATATATAGGCGATTTAAGCCTCCATTTTGAACGGGGTAGGGTAAATATACCACCCCTGCTTTTTGGTGCCCATAAATCGCAAAATCAGAATTCTTAAATTCAACTCAAAAGTGTCAATAACGCAGTAATAATGGGGCTTTTAGCTCTTTAGCTACGAAAATTAATTTGCCCGTTTTTAGGGGGATTGGAGGTGGAATTAAACTGGCCAGAATAAGTAACTCGGAAAAAGCAGAAATGATCTTCTGGATCAATAGTGAGGGGAAAATTCAAAACTATCCAAAATGCGAAAGATGCAAGCACACTTGTAAACAATCTTTTAGATGCAAAGAAGTAATATGTCCTCACTACGAGAGAAGATAAATAATCTGTCCTGAGTATGACACTAAACTGCTCAATAGGCGTTTCTGGTTCATAAGAGTCGGAAGGGCAATTTGAAAGGAGAATATTTATGAATTTCGAGGAAGTAAAAAAGTATATCGATGAAAACAAGGGCGATAAGGAACTGGCAGCATATCTTCAGGGCTTAATGGGTGTTGAAGGGATGCAGAAATATCTCAGGGACAATGAAAACGGGAGGAGCTGGCTTGATGCTGAGAAAGATAGACATCTTGAAAAGGGCTTGAAAACCTGGAAGGACAATAACCTGAAAAAAGAAATTGACCAGAGAATTCTTGAACTATATCCGGAGGAAACCGAGGAAAAGAAACAGCTCAGGGAACTGAATGCCAAGATTGAAAAAATGGAGACTGAAAAGCAAAGGGAAGTACTGAAGAATAAAGCACTGACCATTGCCGCCGACAAGAAGCTTCCTATTAATAAGATAGTTGATTTGTTTATTTCAGATAATGAAGAAGCCACTGTTTCCAATATTGGCAGGTTCGAAGAAATATATTCTGCATCGGTACAGACTGCTGTTGAGGAAAGACTGAAGTCAACCGGCTATACCCCACCTAACAGTACTAATCAGAATAATCAACCCAAAAACCTGAATGATGCTTTAAAGAGCTATTATTCCACCAAAAATGATGTGTAAATTTGAAAGGAGATTGATTTTAATATGGCAGTAACACTAGCACAGGCAAAATTAAACACACAGGACGATATCCAGGCCGGGGTAATTGATGAATTCAGAAAGAGTTCCTATATATTAGACAACCTCACCTTTGATGATGCGGTAACCCCTGGAACTAATGGAGCAACTCTTACCTATGGTTATACAAGGCTTATAACCCAACCAACAGCGGCATTCAGAGAAATCAACAGTGAATATACTACTCAGGAAGTAACCAAAGACAGATATACAGTCGAACTTAAACCTTTTGGTGGTTCCTTTGCAATTGATAGAATTGTTGCCAATACAGGTGGTTTGGTAGATGAAGTTAATCTACAGGTACAGCAAAAGGTTAAAGCAGCCAAGGCATTATTCCATGACACCATTATCAATGGTGATTCCGCAATAGATGCTAAATCATTTGATGGGTTGAATAAAGCCATCACTGGTTCAAGCACTGAGTTCAATAAGGCTACTTACATTGATCTTTCTACCTCTACGGCATTAGATACCAATTACAAAGAATTCTTAGACTTGTTGGATGAATTCCTGTCTAATCTGGATGGCACACCTACATTCCTAGGTGGAAACTCTAAGCTGATTACCAAAATCAAAGCAGTCGCTAGAAGGGCAGGATATCTAACTCAAAGTGAAGATGCTTTTGGTAAAAAAGTAGATGCTTATGATGGAATTGTGCTGATTGATCTGGGCGCAAAGGTTGGAAGCAATGATCCCGTCATTTCCATAGTGGATATCCGAAAACCTAACGGTACGGATATTGTCACGGGTTTAACTGATCTCTATACAGCCAGATTAACACTGGATGGTTTCCATGCTGTATCACTAGCCAATCAGGAGTTAGTAAAGATATGGTTGCCAGATTTTATGACTTCAGGAGCAGTGAAGAATGGAGAAGTAGAAATGGTAGCGGCAGTAGCACTAAAGGCAACTAAGAGTGCTGGAGTATTTAGAAATATTAAAGTGGCTTAAACGGAGGAAATTATATGGCGAAGATATACTGTAGTAATAACCAATACAACGGTATATCCGCTGGCATAAACTTTGCGAATGGGGTGGGGGTTACTAACGATCCTCACCTCATTGCCTGGTTTAATGAAAACGGGTACACAATTGTTAATGATCCAAGAGAACCAGGAATTTATGATCCCCTGAATTATAAAGAATTGATTGAACTGGCAAAGGAACGTGGATTTAATGCTATTGGATTAAAGAAGGAACAGCTTATTCAAGATCTAATGGCACTGGATGCGAAAGATATAACTGATAATGGAGGGATAATTGATGCTGGAAATAATGAAGTTGCTTCTTGGCCTAGATAAAAGCGATTTATCCCAAGACAATATTTTGAATCATTTTATTGACCAAGCATTAATGGTGGCTTATGCCTATTCTAATGTAGCTGCATTACCAACGCAGTACTATGGCACAATTGTTGATTTGGCAGTTTATCTATATCTAAACAGGGATAGTGTGGGCTATAGTCGGAAGGTGCAAGGAGAAAGAAGCGTTACGTTCGAAGATGGGTGGATTCCTGAATATATAAAGTCAGCCCTACCGCTACCCAAGATAAAGGTGGGATGCGAGTAATGTTTAATAATACTTTAACTAAAATCTTTTCAAATGCTGATTTAGCTTCCTATACAAAATCAATCTATACAGATATACAGCCATTTACAAAAGAAGTAAGTTTTGAGGATGGCTTTCAAATAGATATAAGCAATAGAATGTTTTGTGATATCGACAGCTCAATTACTAAAGAAAGCTATGTTGAAATCAAAGATCAAAAGTATAAGGTTATGGCGATTAAGAAATGGGATGATTACCTGGAAATACATCTGTATAAATGCCTGAGGCAGGTGTAGCTATTATGCAGGACATAGATGAAATGCTTGATTTCTTCCTGTATGAAAAGGGAAAGAGCATTAATATAAATGGAATAGAACAAAGGGCCTTGCTTACGGATGCAGTGGGTAAATTGACCTACTATGATGACAAAATTATCAGGTGTAAGTGTCAAATCACTACTGGTGACATAGTGGATTACAATAATTCAAAATATCTAATTGTTAGCCAGGTTGATAAAAGTGACATCTCATACAGGGCAAGAATAAGAAAATGTAATGCCAGGATAGCCTTTAATTGGGCAGGCAATATTAAATGGTTTAACTGCATTGAAGAGAGTAATGTGTTTGATATTACATCAGACAAATATATGTCATTGCCAATGGGAAGCATTACGGTAGTTGTTCAAAATAATGCTGATACTATGAATATTGTTTTAGACCAAAGATTCTACGTGACGAATCAACCTTTTAAAATCACTGGAATTGATAAATCCCAAGTAGGACTCATCAAATTCAATTGTGTCCTGGATTTAATCAGTACAAGCAATGATGATGTTGATAACAATATTGCAGACCGCTGGAAGTATGAAATAGATCATGCATATACGTTGACCATAGATAACGCAGATACGGCGAATATTCTGATAAATAGTGTCATTCAGTTAAGCTGTACTGTAATCGATAATAATAATGCTGTTCAAAATTCCACCATAACATATGCCTCAGATAATCCCGATTACGTCAGTGTAGATAATACAGGAAAAGTAATGGGTGTCTCATTGGGACAAGCAATAATTACCGCAAAATTAATCGACCATGAAGACGTTCAGGATGACATTACTATTACAGTGGTTGAGATATTGAATCATCAATACACTATAAATATTGTAGGAGATCCAAATATCAAGACAGGGCAGAGTAAATCCTATGCAAGTCATATTTATGATAACGGGTTAGAGGTTGATGATAAGCAAATCACCTGGACAATGAGGAATCAGGACAATTCAACACCTGTCATGGCAAGTATAACGAGCAGTACAGAAGCCGGTGCCACAATTAAAGCCGTGAGTCCAAGTGGAAATGTAGGCAAATATATTATATTAAAAGCTACCCTGGTTGAGGACAATACTGTATTTAATGAACATACAATTCGTATTACAGGTTTATGGTAAATATATAATATTTTGAGTGGGCGTAAAAACCCACTCTTTTTATATTTTTAATAAGGAGAGAACTATTTTGACAAATGAAAACAAGATCAATTACCAATTGAGTTTACATATTCTTAAATCTTTAAGAGACTCTAATCTGATTTCTGAGGAAGAGTTTGCTGCCATAGATATGGATAATCAAAAATCCTTTCAAATGCAGGAATATTGGGCTTTAACTTGATTAGTTCGCCACAGAATTATATCATGACACGACAAAAGGAATATATAGAAAGGAGAACTCTATGGCAACAACAGCATCAGCAAAAAAGAAAGTTTCAGTTATCCCTGCAAAGCCAATACAGGCGATTAATGGGTTGCCGGAAAACGCAAAACTAAGAGTCTGCGCCTACTGTAGGGTAAGTTCAGATAATCCAGAACAGGATTCAAGTTATGACTCCCAGATCACTTATTATACGAACTACATTAATAAGAAGAAAGAATGGAAAATGGTCGATATCTACGCAGATGACGGTATATCAGGGACTTCAACTAAAAAGAGAACTGATTTCAATAGAATGATTCAGGATTGCCTGGATGGGAAGATCGACAAGATCATCACCAAGTCCATTTCAAGATTTGCGAGGAATACACTTGATTGCTTAAACAATGTGAGAAAGCTTAAAGATAAAGGGGTTGCGGTATATTTTGAAAAGGAAAATATTGATACATTAGATAGCAAAGGTGAGGTTTTGCTCACAATTCTTAGCAGTCTTGCCCAGGATGAGAGCCGAAACATTTCTGAAAACTGTCGATGGGGAATTATAAGACAGTTCGAAAATGGCAGGGTTTTGGTCAACACCAAAAGGTTTCTTGGCTACGATAAAAATGAAGACGGAGAACTCATTATAAACGAAAAAGAAGCAGAGATAGTCCTCAGGATATTTAGGGAATATCTTGAAGGCAAGAGCTATAACGCTATAGCTAAGGGGTTAATGAAAGATGGTACAAAAACAGGTGCTGGAAACGTTAAATGGTGGGATTCTACGATAAGCGGTATTTTGGAGAATGAGAAATACTATGGGGATGTGCTTTTGCAGAAGACCATAACAGTAGATTTCCTAAATCATAAGCGAGTGGAAAACAAGGGCTTGGTACCACAATATCTTATTGAAGGCAATCATAAACCGATAATTTCGAGGGAAATATTCGATAAGGTTCAGGACGAGAAAGAGCGCAGAGCATTACTTATCGGGAATTTAGCAGGTGATAGGCATAAATATACTAGCAAATACCCATATAGCGGCAAGGTGATTTGCGGTGACTGCGGTAATATTTTTAAAAGAAGAACCTGGAACAGCACCAACCAATCCAAGAAAATAGTATGGCAATGCAAGACCTATATTATTGAAGGAAAAGATGCCTGTAATGCAAAAGCAGTGGATGAAAGTGTTTTGATGGATGCTTTTGTTCGGGTCTTCAATAGACTCTATGAAAACAAAGATGCACTCATAAAAACATTAACTGATAATATTGAAAAGGTGATTATGCAAAAGGCGAGTAGTAAAGAAATTAAGGCTCTGGATAAACAGATTGAGAAATTGAAAACCGAATTAAAGGGACTTGTACAGTTTCAAGTGAAAAATGACATGGATGATGAAGTCTACAAGGAAGAGTACATAAGGGTATCATCAGAATTAGAGGAACTCCGAAAGCGAAGGGTAGAGTATGATAGGCAGGATAGTATTAAAGAGGGACTCCGACGAAGAGTAAATGAAATCATACAGACGATAAACAGCAGACAGGAACTCCTAGAAGAGTTCGATGAAAATATATTTAATGCGTTGGTTGAGAAGATAGAAGTAATCTCACCAACGCATTTTATTTTTGTGTTGAAGAGCGGGATAAGGGTGGAGGAAAAATAAGGATACACATATATTTAATAACATGTATTTGGGTAACTGTTAATGGGTCAGTAGCTCCAAAAAGCGAGTCGGAATGAAAATATGGCATTTTACAATTGTATGTCGGGAAAAGGTTCATTTATTTTTATAATTTCTATCAATTTATTAAAGAAAAATAAGAAAGAGGTAACACTTACTGCAAAACCGCCGATAAAATCATCTAATTGATCTACCTTATCATCAAAACTCATTGTGCCTCCAACGATATTTGTGTAAATACTATGCGATGCCCAGTTTGGGTGGCAAAATTCACATAACCACTCGTAACCATCCATAAAGGGCACATTATCTTGTCCTACACTATGCCACCAATTATCGAATGATCTAATTAAATCTAAAACATGAATTGGGTTAGGTGATTTTGCTCCATCATCATTTGGTTCTTTCCGTATCACCTTACTACCAAGGGATAGACGAAACATTAAATCATCCAATTTATCTCTATCCAACTTTCCTGCATAATAATCATTCAATTTGGTATAAACATAGATAATAAAGCCCGTGGTTTCCATATGCGATCGAGCCATTAATCTCATTCCTATGTTGTTTTCTGCATTATGCAAAGTCAAAAAACCAGTTATTAAACTTGTTGAACGGAATAATGACTGATATGCGAGTGTAACCAACCGATAACCTAATAAGTTTTCTGAGACTGGATTTGTCCATGTTAGCGAACTAATTCCTAAAGCAATATGTTGTGCATAGGCTTCTTCTATGGCTAATATGGATGTAATTAAATGATTAGATTTATCTTCCACAAATACCTCTCCTTTACAACATTGTACCACTCAGTTTCAAAATATTGAGCTGAAAAAAGAGCTGGGGAAATATAAGACTATTTTAGGCACACGGGAAGACAAATGTACTCAAGTTAATTCGGTGAAAACGATATAACTTTAGGGGGAGGGGGGTTCGCTTAATGTTAAACTTTTGTAATAGGATTAACTAATGCGTTGGTTGAGAAGATAGAAGTAATCTCACCAACGCATTTTGTTTTTGTATTGAAAAGTGGGATGAGGGTGGAGGAAAAATGAGAAAGATGTAGAATATTATATAAAATATCAAATATAGAGAAGGGGTTGGTGTATATGGCAAAATAAAAGTACATAGAATGGCAGCCTAAAAGTACATAAGCCAAGGCACAGAAAAAGAGCCTTGCCAGTCATCCCAAAATCTATTAACCTCTCACATGTAGTCGAATACATAG